TTATAAACACCACTAGATTTTCTATGGTCTTTAATCTTTGTTTTAATATCAAATTGTTCTTCTATAATTAATTGTAATTTAAGTAATTTATCATAGTTAGATGAAGAAATTTTAAAAACACTTCTTTCCCCTTTATTAATATTTATTTCACCAGTTCTTTTAGATTTATAATATTGTTTTCTATCACCATAAGTAGCGGAACCATCACCTAAAAAATAACCATATAGAAATGATACTTCTTCATCTAAATATTCAATACCTTCATTATTAAAATTTTCAACATTTCTAACATCTAATAAATCACCTCTTTTTAAATCTTTAGGTTTTATTTGTTTAGTATTTTGAAAAAGTGAGTGGTCTTCGGTTACACAAACTAATTTATCCTTTGTAGAGACTCTATGTATTTTTTTATCTGTTTTATGACGATATATATAATTAATTTCTTTCCAACCATTTACGGTTAAGACTTCATATGGTTTGATTTCATAATCTCTAAGTTCTTCTTCATCAATAAACTCTGAGTTAGGATTATATAAATCAGAGATTGGTAGAATATCTATCTCTTTCGTTTTTTTCCACCTGATAAATATTGGAGTGTTAAAGGTTACTGAATCTCCAACTAAAGGTGTGAATCCTTTATCAACAAAGAACCAAACCATTAATCTTAGATATTGTCTACCTCTACAAGTGGTTTCTTCAGCACATTCAATATCACCCCAGTTAAATATGTTAGGTGCGCCCAAAGAACCAAAAAATGAGTTACCTAGAATTTTAATAGGTAATTGTTTCTTATCATACGTACTTGCTAAAGCTGAGTTTTCTTTTATTTGTTTTTTAGCAAAACCCAACTCTTCCTCAGTCATAGATTCACCTTTCGTATCTATAATCTCTTGGAATGTTCTAACTTCAGCTTTATGTTCATTCATTAAACCTTTAAACTTATCCCTTGTATTTGCAATATAAAGTAACATACCTTTCATTACATCACTAATATCCGTATCTGGGAATATATCCCAAGTTATTTCAATATTAGGGTATAGGGCAGCAAAGTCCAACTTAACAACATCAGTTCTATAACCAACTTCCAGTAACCTAGATAAACCACCTGTAAAAGTTTGTCTTTCTTTTAACTCTGGTACGGCCAACCTATTCTCATACGACCAAGCTAACATAATCAATTTCCATATACCTGCGGTACCCATGGTTATAGACCTCATGTATGAGGTAGGTATTAACTTAGATAATAAGAAAGCTGCTTGGTTAAATTCAGCATCGACTTTTTCTGTTTCCCATAAATCGTCAAGTAGGTATCTCCTTATAATCATTTTACCTTTGACAAGCTCATATCCTTCTTCTAATGGCTTTTCTTCAGTAATCTTATAATATCTACCGTCAGTATCATTAAAAGCGTAATCAGTAACGCTATCAGCCCACATGCTGTAAATCTTATCACCGTCCACATACACTCGGTTAGGTTTGTTCTTTTTAGCGTATTTAGTAATATACTTTAATCCAGCGCTTTTTATATTGGAGTTAATTGCTTTTGCTCTACGCACAGCATGATAAACATCAATAATATTATAACCCCACATCGTTGTTTGCTTGTAATACTCTCGCTCACCACCTAATTTAAGAGATTTATCAACTCTTTTTATTTTGTGCTCACCAGTAGGGTCCAAAGTTTTGGCCACCAATTCAATGTCAACACCTAAAATGTCGCATCTAGTGAAAATAAAATCCCAGTCGAAGTTTTCTGAGTTATAGCCAGCAATTGTATCAGGTTTTAATTTTTTAATAACCTCGAACATCTTGAATATAGCGAATAACTCTTCTTCTCTATCGTCAACATCAGGACCTGTTTTAATTTCTATAATATCTTCGTAACCTCTATTATCCTTTACACCGACTTGGAATATTCTTGCATCCTTATACCTAACTGGTTGATTTTTCTCATCGAACTCATAAAGTTTGGTCAAATCTTCGCCAGTACTCATTCGACTTTTAACATCTTCTATTTCCTCACGTGATAATAAAGTACCTTTAGGTTTAAGTCCAGTTGTCTCTAAGTCAAATTGTAATCTGTGTAAATCATCATAGTCATCAAACCCTTTAAATAAACGCTTACCTGATGCAATTAAGTATTGTTCGATAGGGTTGATTGCAACAAAGTTTCTTTTATCACTCTCACCATACACATCAATACCACCCTGCTTAAAGAAATTTAATAGTTTTCCATAAGGACCAGTACATTTGGCCATAAACTTAAAACCATCTTCCATCCTTGGTGCAATACCTTGGTTATTTAATGAAGTCTTTAGTCTAGTTATAGTAACGCCGAATTTCTTACAAGCTTGTTTAATCTTATTCCTTTTACCACCATACATTTTTTTTGTGATAGGTTCCTTAAACCAAACAAACGACGTGATATCATCTTTAACCACGTATTTACCCTTAACTGGGTCGTTTATTATTAAAGAAACTTTATCGGCACCATAAGGTATTTCAACATTTACAATGTATTTTTGAGGGTTTCTTCCTTCTAAGAATCTTGATATTTGTTCATCGTTAATCATAAAACTATATTATACTTATTACCTACAAAGTAACTAGTATAATAACCGAAAAACAAGTTTTTTGTAATAATTTTTAAAATAAAGTGGTGTTTACCAGGTTTGTCTATATCTCAAATAGTACGTAGGTTAAAACAACAATCTACTAAACAAATATGGTTACTACATCCCACATTACTTCGTAGAGAGTACTGGTACAAAAACATTTTATGGAGTGCAGGTTATTTTGTTTGTTCAATAGGTGAAGCAAATCCAGGTATAATTCGTCAATATATTTTAAGTCAAGGTTAATTAGTTACCTTTGTCGCTTACATCCCATCCACGCTAAAAAGCGATGAATGGGTTTTACGCTCATGGTATAAAAATAAATTAATACAATTTATAGTTGATGATGATTTGTATGCTAAGTTATCTTCAAAATTAATGAAAGATGATGTAAGTGTTTCAACTTATATGAGGAATTTAATTATCAAGGATATGGATGTATAACTCGTCTTTTATAGGGACGATTAATTTACCTGAACCATCATTAAATCTAATTGTGAATTCACCCACATAGGTACCAGCTTTTCTAGTTTCTTTTTCGCTAAATTGATAGCCGATGTAGTATTCTTCACTAATGCTGTCAGGTTCTGGTTCTTTTAAAATACATAGAGCTTCTTTACCACCTATTCTTTTGATTCCTGTATTAGCATCAGTCATACAGAACGTAATAATGGAATCCTGTAACCTATCGTGAAAATTATCAAAATCATTTCTACCATCGTTAATTAACTCCATTTTTAATCTAGGTAAAGTACTTCCTTTATTTATGTAAAAATCCATTGTTTATTTTTATAATAAATATACTACTCTAATGATTTAATCAACTCAATTGCTTCATCTATCGTATTGAAACTTCTGGTTGGTATTAATATATGGGGTTTCTTGATGATTATAGGTATTATGGGTTTACCAACAAACTCATATAATTTATCAACATGTTCTCTATTTTTGTCATTATCCACGTCAATGTCGGTATATTCAATATTACCCCTCTGTAATTTGGTTTTTAAATCATTACAGTATACGCATTCTTCACTTGTATATATTCTAATCATAGTTTTAAGTCATTTTCTTTTAACTCACCCAAAAGATTTGCCATCCTTTCACTGTGTTTATCACCTTTAGTTAGTATCTCATCAATATTTTTTTGTTTACTCATAACAGAATACCACATCATTAAAGAAATAGTACCTCTAAATAACTGGTAATATACCGATACATTGTTTTTTTGACCAATTCTATAACTTCTATCTTCTGCTTGTTCATTATCACCTGGTACCCAACTAAAAGAGTTGAATATTACAACCGTGGCCTCAGTTAAGGTAATACCGACACCAGCTGATGTTATGTTACCAATGAAAACTTTTGTTTTCTTGTTATTTTGGAATTTATCAATTGATTCTTGCTTAGCTTTACTGCTCATTCTACCATTATGTATAACACACTTATTACCGAAGTGTTCAGATAACTCCTCTAGTTCTTCAGTAAATGTTGTAAATATAATAACTTTCTGGTCTTGTTCAATAGCTTCCTCAGCTAACTCAATTGATTTAGGTATTGTTTCCATCGCAATGAATTTTCTCAATAGACCTAATTCAACTAAATCCTTATGTACTGAACTTGTTTTACGTTTACCTTCTTCAGCTCTTTTTTCTAAGTACTCTTCCCACAAGTTTTCGTATTCTGACCAACCACGTTTAGATAAATCATGGTACATTGTAGTTATGGTTTTATCTGGCATATCTAATGCTTCAGATTTTAATCTTCTTAACAAACTGTTTTTAGTTCTAATACCTAATTCAGCTAAATTTGACGCTCCATCAGTAATCCATATTTGTTTAGTTCTACCGTTTTTAAGTTTTTTATAGAAACGCTTGGCATCACAATATCTTGTGGCAAAAAACTTCCAGTTGGCACCTAATGGTGATTTTATTAATTTTAATAGGTTGAAAAAATCCATTGGTTTATTGGCAATTGGTGTACCTGTTAATAACCAAACTTTTTCTATATTACCACGCTCTATAATGTCGTTCATTATTTTAGTTCTTTGAGCTTTAGGGTTTTTAATTTTATGAGCTTCATCCATGATAACTAAATCATAATTTTCTTTCATGATATCCTCATAGTAAGGTTCATTTTTCTTACGAGGACCTGTTGAATGAAAATTCTTTAGAATGTCATAATTTATAATTGTATATTGACCAACGTCTGGCCAGTTACTACCACTAACTATAATCGCTTTCTTACCGAAGCTTTCAACTTCCCTTTGCCAAGATATCTTAACACTAGCTGGACATACGATTAACACTTTTTTAGCTCCAACTTCTAAAGAGGATATAATTGATTGATATGTATTATGTGTAACAATACCATGATTAATAACAAATAATGAGTCTTCAGCATCAACCTTAATACACACACTATCACCTTCACCAATAGATTCTATATTTTTAATGTATCTACCAACCTTATATTTTTCAGGTGTGTTATATTCATCAGCTTTTCTCTTTAACCTAAATGGATTCATCCCTTCTGGTAATTTAATATTTAAACGATAAGCTTTTTCATCATCTGAATTTTTATAAGAACCTATTTTACTCTTTTTTCTTACAATACCACCCAAACTATGTACAATTTCAGCCACATCATCAGCTAATTGTTCAGATACACTACAATATTCAGTTCCAGTAAAATTTCCGCTTTTTGATTTCATACAATGACCATCAGTGTCCATAAGACCTTGAAGGATAGCTAATCTATCTTCAATTGAAGAATATTTATATATTTCTGGAATGAATTTGGTGTGAGATAAAGTACCATTTAATTTAAGTGCACATACTTCTTCTTTTAAATTATTTAAATAATTTAATCTTATATTAAAACCACCTGAACTTTCATTAACACATTGATTTTTAAATATTTCATCAAAATCAGCTTTATGTAAGCCAATACTAATAACACCCGTTTTTTTGATATGTCCATCACCCAAAGTAACACCTAATAAATAAGGTTCAATAGGTAATTTATATTCATTTTCAAATTCAATTGGTTTAACAATTGGAATTTGCCATTTGTTTTGTCCATTAGGTTGTTTGTAATATGTTTTAAACTTATAAGGTCTTTTCTCATTCCATCCAAAACCCCTTTGTTCTAACTCTAATTCTTTATCCAACATTTGTTCGATTGTTAAATTAGTGTATCTAATTGACCGATTTTTATTATTCACACTACCATTATTTCCTGTAACAGTCCACATATGTTCTTTACAACAAATAGTAGAATATCCATCATTAAATGTTATTTTAAATAAATCTTTTTTAGGTTGTGGGTGAACTTCAAGAACTTTTGTTTTTTTACCATCAGAACCAATTACATAATCACCCACTTTTAAATCGCCAATTTTAACCTTTCCAGTTGGTGTGTAAACTAACTCATTGATAATCACCGCTTTACCCAAACCCATATCGTCAGCTAAAATAGCACCATCTCTGCATGATAAAAATTCAATTCCAGTTTTTTGGTGCTCATAAGGTAACCTACAGTCAGCGTCCATTTTTTCGTACCTCTCCCAGTCAATATCTAAATCACACTCAGTAAAATAAGGGTCATCCAATACCATAGTTTTTGGTAAGAAATACATTTTAGCGTGTTTCTGATTCCTCTTAAGCTTACCGTATACGTGATAAGTTTTTTCTTGGTCAGCTAACATGGCTTGAATTAGAATTCTTTCTGGAACAAAAGATAGATTTTCTTTTTCCTTTAAAGAGTTACCCAATAATGGATTTATTTCAACCACCTTGTTTAAGACTTGAGGTGGAGTATCGTGAAAATCAGTTATGTACTGAGATTGCCCTTCAGTTAAACTTATTTTACCTGTTTTGAGTAACTTAGATTTTAACTCCTTTATATAAGGGTTAATACCTTCGTATGTTTGCAATAAAGTTACTGCACCCCTACCCTTTAAATCATTTATATCTATCAATTTTTTAAGTGTTTAACAATATATTATATTACTTAATATAGTTATTTTTAATAAAAAGTAAAGTATATCGTCAGATTTACTAATAGTTAAATATTTATCTTTAAAGCTAATAGATTAACCATGAGTAACGGAAAAAGAAAAATACCAATTAAGAGAATAAACAAGTTTTTTTCAGGTGAAGATTTTGATTTAGAAATTGAAATGGGTAGAGAAGCTATGGAAGGTGATGGTAACTTCACAGTTATTTTGTATAGGGTTGATAGAGAGACTACACAATCTGATGATATATATAATGAAGCTAACGCTAATGAATTGAATTACCACCCACCTGTTGAGTTATACGTCACCCCTACAATTAATGAAGCTAAAAATTTAACTTATAATGAGTCAAATTTTAGATATCAAGAAGATGGTAATTTAAGTTTTATTGTTTATGTAGAACATTTAAATGAATTAAGTGTTGATATTACTGTAGGTGATTATGTAGGTTATCCAATTAATGAAACTGACATGATTTATTTTAGTGTAACTAACGCTGGTGAGAAGAATTACGACAATAAACACACAATAATGGGTTATAAAAGTGCTTATAGAATGATTGAGTGTACTATAGCCAATGAAGATGAATTTAACGGAAGATAAATATTATAAAATTATGACTAAAGATAATTTAACTAAATTTAATAAAATAACATAATGTCAGGTTTACCAAAAGGATTTATAAAAAATGTTAATATTATTAAACAAAGTACTGGACCTGAGAGGAGGCAAGAGTATTTAGATGATATTGATTATAAAGGCATGTACCTACCTAAGGGTGTAGAGACTGAGGATATTGATAGAACTTTTATTGAATTTGTTGATGATGAAATATCATTACAAGTTGATGGTGAGGAAGTGCCTGTTTTATTCCTAACAATACAAAAATGGGCTGAATTTAGTAAGACTTGGAGTTTTTCTGATAAATATAAAAATGTTAAAATGCCTTTTATTACAATAGTTAGAGAACCTAATTTACAAGTGGGTACGAATCAAGCTGGTAATTGGAATATACCAGGTCGTAATTTATATACTTATTTGAAGGTTCCTACTAATGTAGATGGAAGAAAGGGTATTGATACGTATAAAATACCTCAACCAACTTCAATCGATATAAATTATGAGGTTAGGTTGTTTTGTAATAGAATGAAAGATTTAAATAAATTTCATAAAAAAATACAGAAAACTTTTAACTCTAGACAATTTTACATCAAAGTTAACGGACATCCAATGCCAATACATTTAGAGACTATAGGTGATGAAAGTCAAAAAAGTGATTTTGATAAAAGAAGGTTTTATGTACAAAGTTTTGAGATGAAGATATTAGGTTACATTTTAGATGAAGATGATTTCGAATTAATACCTACTATTAATAGAGCTAACATCAAATTCAAAGAAATTTTAAAAGGTAAAACTAAAAGTGGATTTAAGGTTAAACAAGTAACTCAAAACACATTTTTATATGATATAACTTTTAAACCCAATAGTTCACTAAGATTTGATTTTAACTCTGATTTCAATTCTCAATTAATTAGTTTACGAAATTTAACCAACGTGACTAGTGTAATAATAGAAGTTAATAATACTGAAGTGTTTAGTGGTTTGGAGATAACTAATCCTATTAATGTAGGTATTAACGATAAGATTGACGTGACAATAACGACTGATGATTCATCATCAAGTTCAGCACTCGTAATTAATGGAAAATTAACGTAACTATGAATGATTCAAGATTTAATAAAACATTTATAATTCAACCTGCATTGGGGAGTGATAGTTACCTAAGTGGAACTACATTTGATAATAATACCATTTATTATAATATGAGTAATGCCGTATCAGCATTTACAACAGATTTAAGTAGTTTAGTTTTAAATGATGTAGGTCAATTAACAGCTGTAGATGAAGGTAATGGTATTGGTTATGTCTTAAAAGATAGGGTTGCTGGTAACTATGGTAGTATTGGTGAAAATGCAAAAGATTTTAGCTTTAGTGATGACCCATCAACAACAAAGGGCGCAACAGGTGCCTTTTCATTTGCTGAAGGTTTTAACACAACGGCTAGTGGGTTATATTCATACGCTGGTGGTAATGAAACAATAGCTAGTGGTTTCATATCTCACGCTGAAGGTGATGAAACTGAGGCTAGTGGTTCTGGTTCACATGCCGAAGGTAAAGATACAATAGCTAGTGGTTCTCAATCTCACGCTGAAGGTGATGATACAATAGCTAGTGGTTCTCAATCTCACGCTGAAGGTGATGATACAATAGCTAGTGGTCCTCAATCTCACGCCGAAGGTAGTGATACAATAGCTAGTGGTGCGTACTCACACGCTGAAGGTAGTGATACAATAGCTAGTGAAGTAGCTTCACACGCTGAAGGTAGTTATACAATAGCTAGTGGGTTATATTCACACGCTGAAGGTAATGATACTGAGGCTAGTGAAGTAGCTTCACACGCTGAAGGTAGTTATACTGAAGCTAGTGGTGTTATTTCACATGCTGAAGGTAGTTATACAAGGGCTAGTGGTAATTTCTCTCACGCTGAAGGTAGTGATACTGAAGCTAGTGGTGTTATTTCACATGCTGAAGGGCTAGATACTGAGGCTAGTGGTTCTCAATCTCACGCCGAAGGTGATGGTACGATAGCTAGTGGTGTTAGTTCCCATGCTGAAGGTAATGATACTGAGGCTAGTGGTGTGTACTCACACGCTGAAGGTAATGATACAATAGCTCTTGGTACGTACTCACACGCTGAAGGTAATGATACAATAGCTAGTGGTAGAGGTTCCCATACCGAGGGTGATAATAACTTTGCTAGGGGTGTTGGTGAACATTCTGGTGGTATATACGGTACCGATTATATACCTAATAATGACGATACTGATAGATTAGTTAACTATGGTAATGGCACAAACGGTTCTAGAGATGATGCGTTTACTATTTATAAGAATGGGGCAGTTAGGTTTTATAGAACCACAACAAGTGGTATAACTAACGCCGACTCTGGTTTCTTAATTTACGATTCTGATGATAATAACAGACCAACAATACACAATGGAACTGAATGGAAGGGATTAGCATATGTGGATGAATTAGGTATTTCTTGGGGGGATATACAAGGTTCATTACTAGACCAAACAGATTTAGTGAGTGTTTTAAATGATAAGTCATCTCTTAATCAACCTGTTTTTAATGGTGAGGTAGGAATAATTGGAAATTTACACTTTAAGAATAATGGAAATAAAATATTTGGAGGAAATTCTAGAAGTAATTTTATTGAAATGTATGATTCACAAACGGGTGGTATAAATTTAAGAACATTAAATGGTACTTCTCCTGTTAATATAGAAGGTGGGTTAAACATAACAGGTCAATTTACTACTGATGCAAGTATAGAACTTGACAAGGGTAAAGCCTTTGAAGGTATTAATAACTCTAGTTTTTTGCCTTATGATTCTGCGAATGGAAATATGGTTTTAACACCTAGTACTCTTGGTTCTTATGGAAAAATAAGATTTAATTATGGCCCAAATAGCCTAGAAGGTTTTAGATTAACTCATTTAGGAGATGTAGGTATAGGTACTACTAGTCCAAGTACTAAATTAGATGTTAATGGTGTTGCTAAAGCAACCGAATTTAAAACAACTAATACTGGTATTACTTTTAATGAAGGTGGTAGTCAATATGGTATTATAAGAAATAGTGGTAGTGGTTTTTTAACTTTTCGAGGACTACAAAGTGGTGCCTCGGGTTATCAATTTTTTGTTAATAATACCACTGAAGTTTTAAACATATCAAATGATGGTACAATTACAGGTATATCATTTGTTGGTGATGGTTCTTTACTTACTGATTTAAATTATAATAATATTAGTAATACTCCAACATTGTTTTCTGGTGATTATAATGACTTAAGTAATAAACCTAATTTATCTACTGTAGCTACTTCTGGGGGTTATGATGATTTACTTAACCTACCAAATTTATCTACTGTAGCTACTTCTGGTGATTATAATGATTTAAGCAATTTACCTAATTTATCTACAGTAGCAACTAGTGGTGCTTATGCTGATTTAACAGGTAAACCCACTTTATTTTCAGGTGCATATGTAGATTTAACAGGTAAACCTAATTTATTCTCAGGTGATTATGATGATTTACTTAACCTACCTACATTGTTTTCTGGTGATTATGGTGATTTAAATAATAAACCTAATTTATCTACAGTAGCAACTAGTGGTGCTTATAATGATTTACTTAACCTACCTACATTATTTTCAGGTGATTATAATGATTTACTTAACCTACCTAATTTATCTACAGTAGCAACTAGTGGTGCTTATGCTGATTTAACAGGTAAACCTAACTTAACAATTTATGTAGATAAAAGTTCAAATGAAACTATTGGTGGTTTAAAAACATTTACAGACAATTTAACTGTAGATGGAATTATAACTGGTGATTCATTTATTGGTGATGGTTCTTTACTTACTGATTTAAACTATAATAATATTAGTAATACTCCAACATTGTTTTCTGGTGATTATAATGACTTAAGTAATAAACCTGATTTAAGTGTTTTAAATGATACTATAGTTGAACCCACAATTAATAATTTTCCAGCTACTGGTTTAGTAGATTCTGTCTATATTGCTGAAGACACAGGTTACATGTACAGATGGAATGGTAGTAGTTATACTCAACTTACTGACCAAACTGCAATTTGGGGAGAAATTAGTGGTACTTTATCGAATCAAACTGATTTACAAAATGTATTAGATGGTAAAGCGGATAATGCTGATGTATTTAGTGGTGCATATGTAGATTTAACAGGTAAACCTACATTATTCTCAGGTGATTATGATGATTTACTTAACCTACCTACTTTATTTTCAGGTAATTATAATGATTTAAGTAATAAACCTAGTTTATTCTCAGGTAATTATAATGATTTAAGCAATCTACCTAATTTATCTACAGTAGCAACTAGTGGTAATTATGATGATTTACTTAACCTACCTACTTTATTTTCAGGTGCATATGTAGATTTAACAGGTAAACCCACTTTATTTTCAGGTGATTATGATGATTTACTTAACCTACCTACATTATTTTCAGGTGCATATGTAGATTTAACAGGTAAACCCACTTTATTTTCAGGTAATTATGGTGATTTAAATAATAAACCTAATTTATCTACAGTAGCAACTAGTGGTGCTTATAATGATTTACTTAACCTACCTAATTTATTCTCAGGTGATTATGATGATTTACTTAACCTACCTACATTATTTTCAGGTAATTATGGTGATTTAAATAATAAACCTAATTTATCTACAGTAGCAACTAGTGGTGCTTATAATGATTTACTTAACCTACCTAATTTATCAATTTATGTTGATAAGTCATCAAATGAAACTATTGGTGGTGAGAAAACTTTTACTTCTAATTCAATTTTCAACGGTAATATAGGTATAGGTACTACTAGTCCAAGTACTAAATTAGATGTTGTTGGTACAATAAAAGGAACTGAAGTGGTGGATAATAATGGTAATACACTATCACAAAAGATAGACTCTAAGACTATAAATGAACCTAATGGAAGTGATGTAGTAGCAAATATAGTATCATTAACACAAGCAGAATATGATGCAGCTACACCAATATCAACTACATTTTATATTATAACAGACTAAAAAATTAATTAAAAAATGGCTATAAAAATAGGTAATAAAAATATAAATAAAGCATACTTAGGAGGTGTAGAAATTAAAAAACTATACTTAGGTGAGAATGTAGTTTTTGATAACACTTTTATACCTTTTATAATAGAAGTAGACACCTCAAAAACAGGAACTTCAAATGATAACCAATTTCAGTTTACGGGGGTAGAAGGCGACTACGATGTGGTTGCAAAACAAAATAATATAGTTGTAGCCAATTTTAATGATTTATCTAATCAAGAAACTATTACCTTACCTAGTAGTGGTGTATATGATTTAGAGGTTAGTGCTAAAGAGGTTAATGGATTTAATAGGATAAGGTTCGGTAATGGAGGGGATAAGCTTAAAATTACAGACATTAAGCAATGGGGAGATGTTGTTTGGTCTACTTTTAATGCTGCTTTTTTTGGTTGTTCAAATATGTTAACAACTGCTACAGATGTTCCTAATTTAAGCAGTGTAACTGATATGAGTAATA